TGTAACATATATGTCCTTATTTATTAAAACTCTTAATAAAGCAAGTGAGTATGTTGTGTGGTGGAATACTCACTCGCCAGTGTTTTATATCAATGTTTACTTATAAAATCAACTCAGCTAAATCTTCATTTGGCCCTATTTTGCCTTTGAGGAAAGTATTAAATGCAAGACTTATTCTAGTATTAGAACCTTTTTTATCATCTACTTGATGAGTTGTAGAACTTGGAAACATTATTATTTTACCAGTTTCTACAGGAAAAAACCAAGAAGCAGAATTATAAGGGTTATATTTATCTTTATTAATTTCTGGAGATATTTGTTTATATGATATTGGATTAAAAAATTTAATTAAATCATTATTTTTATCTGAGTCGATATAAAAAACACCTGATACAAATGAATTAGGGTGTTCATGTTTATGATGAAACTCATTTTCCTCTGTATAATTTAACCAAGATTGAGTTACGTATATTTTTATATCTTCTTTTGGACAAAGGATATTATCTAGATAACTTTGACAAACTTCATCTATAAAACTTTTAATATCTTTAAGTTCAGGTCTATTTAAAATATAATTATCTTTGGTATGAATATTACCTGAATTTTCTACGCAGTGATTTTTTTGATCTTTTACAAATTGTAATTCTTTTTCTGTAAAGTCTCTATCTATATCTGTCATGTAAACAGGGATTGGAAATAATCCATGGGTTTGATATTGTCTCATTAATAACACCAAGATATAAATGAATATCTTGTCCCTTTTGTAACTGGTTTTACTAAATGTGGATATAAAAATATTGATGGAAATATTATGACATCACCTGGTTTAAATTTTATCTCATAGTCATCAAACATAATAAATTCACCACCCTCATAATCATTGTTTAAAACTCCTAAAATACTTAAAATAGGAATACCTCTTATTTCCCCTGTAAATAAACCATGAATGTGATCACAGTGTTTAGACATTATTTGATTTTTATTATATCGATTAAATCTTACTTTATGAAAACCTTTCCAACCATTAAAATGTGAATCACCCATTTTTTCAGTAATAATATATTTTTCTAATGCTTTCCATATTAATTGCATTATTTCATCTCGATAAGGTAGATCATCTCCATAACAAACATCAAGTTCTCTTTCACCATTTTTATCGATATCCTCATAATTTTCTGTAGTCGTGTAAGTGTGTCTTTCCCATGTTTTATTTTTTTTTAATTCTTTTAAAGAATCATCTAAAATATTTTGAGGAATCCAATTATCTAAATGAAGTATATAATTTTTTAAATTTAAAGATTTTTTTTTCACACCACTAAAAATATATCTATTTTATTATTCTCGTAAATCCCAAGTTTGATTTGTTTCATTCCAATCATATGTTTGACCATCTGTAGGATAAGCAACAGGTGGATCCCATTGACAAGTATCTTCGTTTAATGTCCAGCTTTCATAATTTTGTGGTGGAATAAAAGCATTTCTTGTTTGATCATATCTTCCACCAACAGTAGCATAATTTTTTCTAAAAGGTGTACCACCTAATTTATGTTCACCAGCAAAAGTATTGTAAGATGTCTGTATCCAAGTATCAGCTGTACCATAAACACCATTTAAAAAATCTGCACCAGCTTGTTCAGTTGTAGCAACATCATTGTGTACCACCTCAACTCTTTCAACTATGCTTCCAGTTCCTATTTTTGCAAAATGTGCCATAATAATCTCCTACGCTGTGTAAGTTCCAGTTCCTGTAAATTTAATAATTGAATCCTCACCATCTGTTGTTACAGTTGGAGAACCACTTACTGTGCCTGGATAAGCAGCTGTTCTTACTCTTATAATAACAACTCCACTTCCACCAGCACCACTTGTTGTTCCACTACCATCTGTTCCGCCAGATCCACTTCCTGAGTTTGCAGCTGCAGCAGTTGAAGTTCCTGATGGTAATGTACCACGAGTTCCACCTCCAGCACCACCATTATCTGCGGCACTACTTGGTGTTGCACCTCCGCCGCCACCACCAAAATTACTTGAAGTTCCTGTTATTCCTGAAACTATACCATCTCCACCTTTTTTCGTGATCCCTGGTGCTGACGCTGGACTTCCATCTTTAAAACCAGTTTCTCCGGTTCCGCCACCGCCACATGCTGTGCTACCACCACCACCATCAAAACCTTCTCCTACAGTACCTTTACCATTAGCTGTAGTACTAGATGGTGTAGAATTACCACCACCACAACCACCATCTGTGGCTGCTGAATCTCTACCACCACCGCCACCACCACCTGTGGTTAATGAAATAATTTTTCCTCCAGTTGTAGCACGAATACTAGAAGCTGAACCACTTCCTCCTTTATTATTTGTAGAACTACCACTACCTCCACCACCGATAGTAATCGCATAAATATCTCCTGCGTCTACAACTGCTGTGCCTTGTTTGATGCCTCCCGCACCTCCGCCTCCACCTTGGTTTGCTCCTCCAGCACCCCCACCTGAAAGAACTAAAAAACGTAAAGTAGTTTGAGTTTTGTCTGCAACAACACTATCTAATTTTGGAATCCAACCGTTTGTTGAACCTGAATAAATTAATTCTACGTGCTGTCCATTTTCATTATATACTGGAACAGCTGATCCAGTTCCTTGGAAATTTAAACCATTGTCAGTTAAAGTTACTGAGTGAGTTCCCCATGATCTATTATAATCTGCAAGTTCTACAATATCACCAACATTAGCAGAAGATGGTAAAGTTACAACCACGTCACCTGATGCAGTATTAACCCAAAAACCTTGTCCGCTTACTGCTGTAAAGTCAGCAGTTTTAACAGACGATTGCCATTGTGTTCCACCAGATGCATCAGTAAAAGATAAAGCACCTGATCCATCTGTTTTTAATATTTGATCTGCTGATCCATCAGCATTTGGAAAAGTTAATCCATCAAGAACAATGTTTCCTGAACCATTTGGTGTAATAGCAATATTACCATTAGCTGCATCTGTAATTTGAATCGATCCAGAGTCTGTTCCACTGTTTGTATTTAAAATTAAATCAGTTGCTCCACCAGTTGTTACTGTAAGTGTTCCAGCACCATTTGAAGCTATTGTTGCTGCAGCACCAGCATCACCAACTGTTAACGTATCAGCAGATGCTACTACATCTCCAGTTCCGTTTGGAGTAAGAGTTATGTTACCGTTTGAACCATCTGTAATTGTTATATTTCCAGAATTTGTTCCTGAGTTAGTATCTAATATTAAATCATGTGCTCCACTAGATGTAACAGTAGCATTTGCAGCTCCTGTTCCAACTTTAGTTTCACCAGTTCCTTTTGGAACAATGGCTACATCTATATTAGAATCGTCTCCAGTTGCAGATATACTTGGTGCATTACCAGTTGCTGCATTTGTAATATCAAATTGGTTTACTGCAGATGATGTTGTTTGAAATATAATTTGTTCATTACCATTTTCATCAGTAATACCATGAGCATCATCGAAAGATATATTAAAACTATTTGTATCTAAATTACCACCTAACTGTGGTGTAGTATCATCAACAACATCAGTTATACCAGTTCCAATCGCTAGTGTATCTATATCAGGATTAGTTCCATCGTTTGCTGTTGCAAATACAATTTTATCTCCCTTATCTGTTGCTGCGAAAGTAAATGAATCTCCTGATCCAGAAGCATATTTAAATTGTACTGTGTGAGATCCTGAAGTTGAATTTCTTAAAATATAAAAGGTTTGTACATCAATTGGAATTGTAACTATTTGATTACCTGTGATCGTTCCAGTAAATTCTATCATTCTGTGTGCAAGTTCTGCACCAGTTGATCCATCAGAAACAGTTAATTCTGTAGTTTGTGCACTACCTGCTATCGATTTTGCAATGTAGCCACCTGAAATTTGTTCAATAACCTGTAAATTAGTATTAGTTTTTGTTCCCCATGTACCGGCATTTTCACCAGTTGCTTGAAGTTCTACACCAAGAGGTGTGTATGTTGATGCCATAAATTTTTCTCCTATGCAGCGTCAGTATAACTTGTATTTGATCCAGTTGCAACATTAGAATACGAACTATTAGATCCTGTTGATAGACCAGAATAGGACGAATTCGATCCTGTTGACAAGTTGTTATACGAAGTATTTGAACCAGTGTCAATATTTTGATAACCTTTAATTCCTAATATTCCTACACTTGATGTTATTTCAATACCTGTTAAACCCATTACATCAGCTGGTAATAATGACCCAACGTTAGTTGTAGAAGATTGACCAGATAACTCATACGCAAATTCAAGAGTAAATGAACCTACACTAGTTGATGCTGACACACCTGATATATTAATTAATTCTGCACGTCCAACTTCAAGGGTTCCTACACTCATCGTTGCAGAAACTCCTGTAATTATTTCTTCTGGACCAAATTCTAAACCTAATGTTCCTAAACCTGAAGTAGCAGCTACTCCTGATAATGCTCCAACCGTACCAAATTCTAAACCTAATGTTCCTTGATTTATAGTAGATGATTGTCCGGTAATTGCTGGTGTTGAATCTAATTTAATAGTTGTTGAACCAACACTTGTTGTAGATTCTTGACCAGATAAACCAACTACATCTGCAGGAGATATTGAGCCTACACTTGCAGTTAAAGCTTGACCGACTAAGGTTATAATTTCATTTGGAGATTCACCCCAAGAATTATCTCCCCATGCATCTCTACCCCAACCAATTAAAGTTCCAACATAAGACATTGTTGGAGTTGCAAAAGTTGCAGACACACCTGTTACAGCGACTCCTAATTCTGCATCTATATCAAGGCTTCCTACCCTTGCAGTCATAGAGTGGTTTGCACCAATCATCTCTAATAAATATGTAAACGCTGGAGTTATAGATCCTGGTGAAGCAGTTGCTTCTAAACCAGTAACAGAAACAGTTTCATCTGCACCTTCGCCCCAATCGGCTGTATTCCAAGTTAATCTTCCCCAACCTGTTTCGTTAAATTCTTCTGAATTACCTAAAGATGTAGTGGCTGATAAACCAGTAGGTGTAATTACTACATCTCCTAATTCGTTCCACTCGTTTTCACCCCAAGATCTAGCTCCCCAACCTTGTAATAAAACTGTCGAACCACTCCATTGAGATTGATCCCAGGTTAAACGGCCCCATCCTGAAGTCACCGACATAATCGGCCTCCTATGCTATACGAATGATTGCGTTACTTGCGTCTGCTGTTGGAAATTGAATTGTAAAAGTTCCGCTTGATACTGTCTTGTCACCACCGAATGCTATAACAGCAACAGCTTTGTCAGATTGTGTATCGTTATAAATTAATGCACCATTTGCTGTAAAAGATGCAGAAGTATAACTAACATCTGAAAAATCACAAATTGCAGTTGTTCCATCTGTTGTTGGCGTAACGCTTGTTAATGTTGCACCACCTGCAGAGTATGCAGATCCCGATGTGTTTGAAATTTCATTTGATGTTGAATAAGCAGTTGTACCTGCACCTAAAGATGCATCACTTGTAAATAAAGCTATTTTAAAAGTATTACCACTTGATGCTGTAAAATTGTGTGTTCCAACTAAAATTTCTTGTTTAAAACTTGTGCAAATTGCTGATGATATAGCCATAATTTAATCTCCTACGGGTTTGCCGATCTCACTGGTATTCTAACTGCACCGTCTGTGTAGTCGTCTCTTCGTCTTCTACCAACTTGCTCGTTAGCAAACTTCTGTACTTCTTGTTTATATTTATTCTCGTATAATGTCAACATATCTATCGGACCTTTTAAAAATCCATATGTTTCAGATAAACAACAATATAATAGCCCGTTTGGAAAATTCATACTAATATAATTAGTAATATTATCTGAAGCTAAAGTAGCTGGCATTTTATTAAAGTGAACTCTAAATTTGTATGTTGTATCAGGGACAGGTGCTAAAAATAAACGTCCTGATGTTGTATCAGTATCTCCAGTTGCTCCACCAAACATAGCATAATATTTAGGTTGTCCTCTTTTAGCAGACTCTGTTGATGGTACATATTCTTGTAAATATGTTACATCTTTTTTTTCTAACCAAATATTAGCTCCTGTTGTAGCAGATGTTGAATCATAAACTTGAACACCTCTTATAAATAAAGCTCCTGCTGGACAGTTAATAGTTTCTTGTCCTGCAACTAAATTACCAGTTTGTTGAGATCTATCTGAATCAATAGGTATATCTCTCATTATTCTGTATTGTGCATTTAAAATTATGTTTTCTAATACATCAGTTGTTAAAACATTAGAGTCTACTTCCGTATAGTTTCTAATATTTGTAACTAAACCACTGTAACTTAATCCTGCCATTATTTATTATCTCCTTGATATTTTAAACGTATTTTTTTCTGTTTTTCAGTTTCCTTTACAGGTGCATCTGTTTCTTTAGATAATTCAAAATGAGAATCTTGTTTTTTAGGTTTAAAAATATTTTTTATCCAATGCCAAATTTTTTTCATTATGCTTCTATGGTTACGGGTCCAACAGAACAACCGTATCCTCCTCCTTTTATATTACCAGTTGTAGCAGTATCTGTATCGACTGTAAAATGAAAATAATTAGATGTAGCGTAGTCTGTTGTGACTGCTGCATCGTTTTTATATAAACCAATCGTAATTGTGTATCCGGCAGCTTTTGCAATATTAGATCCAGATATGCCATCAAAATTTTCTGGATTAGAATATGCAAACACAGGGTCTGTAGAAGTTCCTGTTCCTGGAGAAGTAGTAGGAGCTCCTCTAAATCTATATGTCGTAGAATTTGTTAAACCATGTCCAGGTGAAAATACATTTATAATCCCGGACCCTGCAGCGTATGTTTCAAAACCATTGTTAGGTATTCTAACAGTTGTAGAAGGTTCTGTTCTATCACTTCTAACATTTCTTAATGCAATACCATCAGCAGAAAGAGGTTTTGGTTCTAATTGTGGTTGTTTTGGTTCAAATTCAGAAACATGTACAAACGCACCATTCCACTCTCTAACCATTTCTCTGTATGGAAATTCTACACCAGATCTATCTGATATTGCTTTTGCATGTTTACCTGTTGCGTATTTTGCCATTATGTTCCTGGGTAGTAAGCTTTTGGTGTTATGTATGTACTAGAAGCTGAACCATCTTCTGCTAATGCTCTAGCTAATTCATCTTCGTAAGCTAATTTCATAGCTTGAATTAATTGTGGCTGATACTTTTGTGCTAAATAATATGCAAGTCCTGATACCATACAAGGCACAAATCTAAATGGGACATCAGTTGCATTTGTATAATCACCTACATCTTGTATTCTTTTTATAAAATAAAAATGCATATCTTTAGATGCATTTGTAGAATCTGGTGTTGGATAAAC